AAATTTTTTTTTTTTTTTTTACATTAAAGAAACGCAGCCCCCCCCCTAAAAAGGGGGAGGACCACCGGTGGTTCTTTATAGGCCACGCGCGAACTCGCGCGTTCAAAAGAGGCAGCACCGGATCCAATCTCACGATTGAACCAATCTCATCTTTTAAAGAACCATTTATATCCCCCCGTTCTGCGATCTCAGCCCCCAAAACATCCGGGGGGACTGGATCTTCATTGAAGATCGATGGAAAACCGGACAAAAAGCCGAAATCCAATGATTTGGGGGTGGTTTGGTTGCTCTAAGGAGTCGCAACCGCTGTTGTAAGCGGCACGGTCCCTATAAAGAATCCAAACGAAAAGTCATCTCCAGCAGCCCTATAAATCTTCAGGGCTGTGGAAAATCCGCTCGACTGTGAGATGGTAAGTCGAGTTTCTCCATTTAATGGAGTGCTTTGGAAGGTGGAACAACTATGCAGAACTGGTCTGCTATGTTGGGCCGAGTAAAACGGTACTTCGACCTCAATTCCTCCTTGCATTTGTGTGGTAGTGACAACAGAATTCATGTTCGTTGCATTTGAACTGCTGTTGGTTGTGATTGAATACGCAGGCAACGCTATCACATCGTCGCATGCGTCCAAGGTTGCAATCATGGTGGCACCCGGTGTCGCAGCATCGAGCACCTTGTACCTCGTAGCTCCTCTCCAGTACCTAAACATGGTCGAGAAGTAAGAGAGGTAATCGATGCCAAAACCTGCGGTCTTCGTGATGGGCGCTCCCGTTTTGAACTTCGGGATATAATTGCCAGACGGGTATAGGACGATATTATTAACCGTCCCAAAACCAGCCGCCGTGTTCACAAAAATTGGACCAGCTCTTTTGATCAGCTGGCGAATTGATAGAACACGCTCCCCGATACAGTACCTTGCGGGCTCGAGAGTGACATGAGTCGCACCAGCGATACAATCTTCTGGTGTTTCGACTTTAGCACTCGAACCCGGCTGCATGTTGTCACCCATACCCTGGGCCCAGAGCTTTATCGGCCTTGAGCTTCGGTTGAAGGTGACTCCACTTTGGGGAGTGAAAATGATCGGAACTTGCCTGCCTGGACAGGGAAAGGCAAACTCCATATCGGGGGCTCCATTCGCCTCACAGAGAATCTCAATCGACTGAGCTACTGTGTTGGGAGCCACCAACGGGTTGATGACAAAAAGCCTCAAGATCCCACAAGTTGCATTGTACCTCAAATAAGGTGTTAAAGCAGTGTAGGGAACTGTGATAGCGAACTCATTAGCAGTTCGCAAATCAAAAATCTCTCGGTAGCAATACTGCGCCGCGGCCATGTCCTGTGCCACGCCGCTGCCCTGACCAGGGAAAAAGGCAGCCAAAATCCTTCCGCTGTGGAATTCAGTTTTGACAACCTTAAAAGTGAACGTGATTGAACCCCGCCAGTATTGGAAAACATTCGAAATGAATCCCATCGGGGGGTAATAGCGTACTGGTTGCTGATTTGTGCCATCACTAATGTTGATAGACGACCCAATCTCCTGAGGACAAGCCACAAAATTTCCAAGTTCCGTTCCATAAGCAGCAGAAGTGTTCCAATTCAATGATCTGAAATAAGAACTAATTCCGAGAATCGAAGACAGAGCCATCTCATCGAGATCAGTTCCAGCGAAACCGGGCAAATTTTCGATGTGATTGTCTGTGGTGAGAGCCATCTTGCTGGAATTATCGCCAGCATTCACATTGTTCATGTATGGGAACGCAGTGAGCGTAGCCTTCCCAGAAACAGAAGCAATGGTGGGCTTTGAATAGCCCAAAGCTCCGGCAGCACGGCCAACAATTCCAGCCGCCCAAGCAGCGGGAGCTGTAAATGCCGAGATTAATGGAATCTCGGACAAGATGTTCGCAGCCCCTGAAACTCTCTGCGCAAGGCCGGAAATGGGCCCTAAGCCAGCAGCTTGCAACTCTTGGCCGGTATGGTCGATGGATCCACCGCTAGCACCTCCTCTCCCTTGCCTCCGCTTGACCCCACTCTGAGTGAACAGTCCAGGAGCAGCCGGGAAAATTACTTCGATGTCTTCGAAGTGGCACCAAACGGAACAACTAACCGTTGACGCACCAGAACCCACAACCAAGGGACTATAAACAGTCACGTAAAAGTTTCCAAAGTCGTTAGTTCCATCCAGCAAAGAGAAGTACAAAGTGGGGCTCACATATGGAACCTCCAAAATGACTTCTGTTTCAGTCGCGAGATCAAGATCGATCCGTGGCTGTTGTGTAATGAGTGTGAGGGAAGACATAGCACAGTTTATGCGCTCCGCCTGCATGGTTGAACCTTGTGGCAAGTAGCTGACAATCAGTCTACCTTGCTGAAACCTCTGGCCATTGACTTGGAGCCTACAGACCATCTTAGCCCGGAAGCCGAAGAAGCCCCTCAGCTTCTCCTTGAAAGACGGAGTCATGCAAACAGCTGGCAGATTCAATCCGCACAGCTGTGTGCCGGCCGCCTTCGTTGTTGCCCAAGAGCCCTGCCAACAGACCATCGGTCTGGCCAGAAAGCTCTTAATGTCATGGACACGATCGTCCATTCCAGAATTTTTGTATTCCTCCCCAATGGAGACATACTTAGGATACACCTTCCTGTCAACCGCCTCGTCCTCAAAGAACTTTACGGTCTCAACTACCTCCACTTGTGGCTGTGGGTCGCCTTCATGATTGTTTGTGGGAAGTCGAATTCTGACTTTGGAGGCTGACTCAGACCTCCTGCCACCATCGGTTTCGCTGGTTTTCGGGGGGGTTGCCCCCAGGCCAACCTGCGACGTAAGATTAAATAACCCAGCCTTTCGGTCCAGCAGCAGTACTCGAGGCTTAAGACCGATGGTATTTGAAACCACCTCGAGCAAGATCACACTGTTCACCAAGTATATTCCCTCTTGCAAACTTTGAACAGTAATGCTTTCCGGCTTGTAACCGGGGGGTAGTAGTTTAGGATTTCTCGGGCACCGTCTACTACCAAACGGGCCCACTTGTGAAAATCCTCCTCAGAATGAAGAGAAAGTTCATGCAACGCATTATCGACATTGCTTTTTGTGATGCTTTGAGATTCAGCACCACGTTTCGTCCAATACAACATCTCCACAATAGATTCAAGTTGCAATGGCGCCACGTACCTACCAACTAATGGTTCGTAACGAAAGGATCTCTTCAGGAAGTTGACCTCTGAAAGATCCTTATAAGGAACAACAATGTCACCCTTTGACTCATCTGAGTACTTAAGACCATAACCCGCCATTGTCTTCTCAACGGTGTAATAGTTCATAAACTCAGCAGCAGAGTCAGTAATGGTGAATAAATTATCATCACCAACAACGACAAATTTGCAATTGTCCTCAAATTCCCTCAACCCGGTAATGCCCTGTGGGTGGTTCTCAATCCAACAACCAACCAAAGACGTGCCAGAAACCAAACTGTTAATGATCACAGTTGGTGAGGCACCACTTGGCAATGAGTTGATCCACTGATACACAAGATCATCACACACATGAATAGAATTGGCCATATCCATGAAAAAGACCCTCCGAATAGCTGAATTGACAGGGCCATCGTTGTAGTACATGTTGAACATCTCGAAACAGATCATGAGCAAGATCCAAGATTGAGACATATCAAAACCCACAAAGTCTCCAGCGACTGACTTCCGTCCAATCACCTCCAGTTCCTTCGCAAGGAAATTCCAAGTTTCAGAATAGGGGTTCATTCCGACGCCAATGCCTATGTGCGCATTATGAGACATCAGGAACTGCATGAAGTTGAGCATATACATGCGGGTGACCACGGTGAACGCCAGCGGTGATGCTGATATGATCCTAGTTCGCCCTTGAGCTACTCGTTCCAACTTCCTGGTCTCGTCTTTCAGAGTGTCCACGAAAATATGGAGAGATCGCTTGCCTTGCTTGGCCCTGGAAATGATCTGTTCCACCTCAGCGCGCAATTCAATAGCAAGGGGAGTAGTAAAATCAAATTTCTCACCCTTTCCAAAGTAAGCTTGTTTTCCTTTGAATCCTGGGATTGGATTGGCGACATAAGGATAACCTGCCGAAGTTGATCTCGGAATCGAATTGCAAAAGTCGACACCCTCCAATCCCTCACAAGCCACTTCAAAGCTGTAAATCTCAGGTCTTGGTTGACTAGCCCGAGTCGCACGCTTCATGATGTAACTAAAGAAATAATCTCTAGCCACCTCCAGTACGTGACGATTGATAAGTGGTCTTGGAACCCCATATCGCTGTAAAGTAACATGCTTGGGATTGATGAGCTGACCATCAACAACTGTGGGCCGCAGCATGGCAGGCGCATAGCCGCTCTCCGTCCAAGCGTTGTGCAGCAGGGATGGGACGATGGACGTCTTAGAAGCCTGAGAAATTGGCTTGTCCAATTTGAACAGCGGAATGAAGTTGCCTGGGAATGGCATCTCAACGCACTGAGTCTTCAGCAAGACCTCCTCAGGCGGCTCAATGAACTCAGTGTCGAAAAGTTCGACTCCCTCGCTCAGAGCTTCCATTGTGAGCAATGCAGCCGATCCATGGCCTTCATTGCTCCCAGCGATGTGCATGCCAATGATCTTTCCGGGGCCCATACTCTTGTTGAGCACTGAGGCCAGCATCCCACAATCTCCAGCCTCAGTATTGGCCTTGTAATAAAGAGCATCCATCACCACATAATCCGGATCAACCGAATTAGTAGGAGAAACCCTCACATTTGAGACCCTAGAGGCGTTGCAGTAACGGCCCTCCCGATGAGTTCTACCAGTACTAAACAAGTGCAGGTAAAGATCAGGATCGCGCTCAACCTGTTCAGATCGAACAAAGTATTTGAGAATGTTTGAATGGGCATGCATTTCCTCAATTTGGATGATGGCCACATCATTTGACTCCAAGGTTGGACTCTGCTTTCCGCAGGATAAGAAATTTGAGATCCTAATGGGAATATCCTCAGCGTAATTGCTGCTAAGAACCAAATCCCCAGGACCTATTTCGCTTTCGTCATTCATGGCCCTGATCTGACCGATGAAATGTTTGGGCACAAGAGCCAAATTTCCTTTCAAAAAAGTGATGTAACCAAATTGCTGTCCACCACGCAACTTCAGCCGATACATACTCTTCCCAATAATGCGAGCAACCATTGCTTCCTCATTTGGATCCTTGCCACCTTCAGAGGTCATCCTGTTAGGCCTCGAAGATCTGAGCACTGGCTCGCTCTTGGTCTTTCTGAAATGACCAGATTCCGCGCTTTTGAGATGCACATCATTGGCTTCTCTGGGGCTTAAAACCTTGCCCTCTTTAAGCTCGCCAAGAGTAATGGTCCTTGGGTTCGTGTACTTGAACTCCTCATAAGGAATCATCTTGGTTGAATCAGAATGCATCGCAGAAAACATCTTCCTGTGCATCGAAAGCAGCAGCTCTTCCGTCGCGGACCATACCTCAATAAGGTCGTCTTTGATTTTGTAGTAACAACCGCTAACAATTTTGGACATGCTTTCACGAACTTCCTTCGGGTAATCAGCGATCGGAGTGTCAAACAACCACGCGTTGTGTGCGCCGACATACGACCCGATCTCTTCCTTCCAAAAACTGCTAATAAGTAACGCAGCTGAACCACAAGCTGCAAGGATAAACTTCCAATCGGCAATCCAAGAGAATCTGGCGATGAATTCCTTAAGTTTGACCAGCACACTACTGGTGTAACCTTGCAAATTCTCTTTGGCGACGATTAAGTCTTCAAGCTCATATGAGCTTATTGTTGACTTGACGTCGGACAAATTTCGTGACATTATCGACACAAATTTGTACCAATCATCCTTGGAACGAGTCACCACTGCTTCAAAAGCTGCCTTATTCAGGAGCCAAATTCGCATAAGCGCCTCTCTTGGATCTAAAGCGATGGCTCTATCGCGAAGAATCGTCCGCACATCTTCCATCCATCCCTGCCTCGTAATTAATTCGTGCAAGATAGTGAACTTGCCCATATCAACGAGAGCAGGAGATGGCTCTTCCAAAATTTGTTCTAGAGATTTCAGATGAAGATCAGCCTGTGAAGGTAGCTCTTTCTCAATCTCTTTGATGACCTCAGAAGCATCAGAACTGGCGGCTCCACCTTGAGATTTCAACGGCTCACGTCCGATGTTGTCAAGATAGTTGAGGTAAATGGTCGACCTCGACTCATGTTCCTTGTAAACACTCTCAATCCGATCAACGGTTTGAGCGTAATCAAGAATTTCAACTGGTTGTGGACTAAGAGATCCCTTTGAATCATGCAGCATCTTCTTGAGCCGGAATTCGTAAATAGCTGGATTGAATCCATCCTTCACATCCTCATGCTCCTTGTTCAATCTTCGATCAGCTGGCAAAGCACCAGGGTCCACACAGAACTCTGGTCTAGGCACGACCTCAAAAATAAGATCAAACCGACGCATCACGGCTTCAGGCTCCCAAATGGAAGCTGGGTCGAAGACGTTTCTGTTGGTGGTAGCAAAAATGAGCTTGCTCCTGAACAAGGTATTGCCCTTTCTGGACAAATCTGCCATATGGCAGACGTAGGGATGAATGTTAGCACCACGGATCAAATCCATGTACTCATTATCTGGCATTCCCGCTTGATCACGGGTCTGACCAAAATCATCCATCACCGTAACCGGTTGCCCAAAATAAGCATCCCAAAATTTGTGCTCTGGATGCCTATAGTAGACGAACTGGTTGTAGTCCCGCATGCACTCCTTCTTTTCCTCAGGTGAGACAACTCTGAGTAAAGTCTCCTTGATCAAAGGAATGGTGGCCCAGGTTTTTCCGACTCCGGGGCTACCGTGCAACAAAATGCAAACTGGTTCTGTTCGAGGTCCAGCACCAACTATGTTGGCAGTGGCAAATGGAGCCTCAATCTTCCGCAGAAGGGGTATATAAACTGACAACGCCGAACGGATTTGTTGATTTTCCGTCATACTGAGCTTTTTCGTTGCAAACTGAACACCCTCCATCATCAGGGTTTGAACCCTATCTGCATTGATGGTGTTGATTGGTAGCATACCTTTATGAGCAAGGTTCGCTACCACAATAACCTTCTCACACCACACGTCTAATTCAGGCAAGGTAGTCATCATCAGATTCACCTGGTCAAGATCAAGAACCTTAACTCTAAACCAATTGACGACTTTCTGAAACATCTGAACGATGAATGAGACTGCTCCAAGGATACCAGTCCTTGAGCGTTCGAAGGAACCAAGCCCTACGAACAGTCCAGCCATCTTCTTTCCACTGGGCATTGACATTGCCCCAGTGAAGGACATATAACCGACCAAGAAACTCGCAATGTCCTCCAGCCAACTGCCTCCAGACTGCGACTTCAAACCACCATCAAAGTGACGAGTGATCTTAGTAATAGCGTCAGCAAACCATGCCCTATTGTTGTAGGCCAAAATGGCGGAATAGGCGGTAACGCTAGCGCCAAATGCGGCCTTCCACTTTGTATCGCCATCGCGAATGGCCATGACACCTGTAGATGCGATTGCTATCAGCATAGGAACATGAATTGCTGGTGGCGATATCGAATGGGTTACATTGACTTGGGCTGAAGCCACTGACTGAAAAGCTTCAACAAAAGCTGGAAGCTTATCAGTGAACGAGTCAATGGCAATCTTGGTGTCTGAAAGTAGATTGGCTGTTGGAGCATCAACCCCGACTTTAGTGTTCAAGCCAGGGAGCCATGATGCTCCAACCTCTGAAAACATTCTAGCCTCATGTTTGTGATCTCTCTTGCCACGAATGCGTTCTTCACGATGCAAGACCTTCTCCTTGGTCTTGACTTCATCGAGTTTGCCCCGCTGCAATTTCCTCTTTGGAAAAGCCATTGGGATAGTGTCCTGCCTAAGGGATAGTTTCGGCAGGTGCGGTTTCCTATTGACTCCACTTTGAGATTCAAGAGTGTTGGGTTTAACTCGAACGGTCTTGATAAGAACTCCTTCTTCTTCATAAAGTTCCTGAATGTGCTCTCCACTAGCACTAATGTCCTGGTCCCACTCATAAGTGTCTTCAACCCCACTAACAAAAGTGAAGAAAATGCCGTCTGTAGTGGTCCAGAACATTTGCGTATTCTCAGCAAAGTTGCCAGAACGATGTGTCAAGAATATGCTCACGCAATTCTCAACTTGTGTAAGCTTTGAGAAAATACATGAACGCAGATTCTTCATCCAGTTGAACCACGTATGGATCTCTGGGTATGTAACGTGCGTTGAAAGTACTTCGCCATCCGGATAAGTTGACATCTCATCTGGATAAATTTGGTTGTAACAGCCGTCTTCTCCCTGGGTAGACGGAACCATCACCTCTTGCGAGGCTGAATCTGTTCCAATAGTTGTGCCGCGTGAATCGTTAAAGTTTGCCATTTTTAATTACGCGGGGGGGGGTTGGATCTTATCAGCAGGACCACAGTATTTTGATAAATCTTGGCAGACTGTTCCGATTCGCCAAACGAGTTTCTGCTCGCAATAGTCGATTCTCCATCGACAGCTCCTGATAACACAAACTAAATGATGGGGTCGTGAAGCCCATAATATAAAAAATGTTGGAGTTTACCAGAAGAACTCGAGGAATATCCCAAAGTTCAGGCCCTGGAAGGCCCTGAGAAGTTTCATCGTCCAACTGCCCGTCTGAGGGGGGTGTGCGCGATGAAGTGCAGATCTCACTGCTCAAGCTTAACGCTATTGAAGCGGCTCATTTGAATCTCAATAGAGCAAAAAGTGTCTCTCAAAAACGATACGAGACGGTGTTGGTACCATATGAAATGGTGATGACTAACTGACCCCAACATGAAAGAAAGTTAAATTGGTGCGAATTAACGCCACAAAAGTACGATTGAATCTATATCAATTGAGAAATACACTGGTTGGATCTATGCAAACCAGGATCACAACGAAAGGGTCATGCAGACTGGCCTAGCTGGCTAAGAACCAAAAAGGGGGGGTAGTGCTCAGTTAAGCTACACGACTGGCCCCTAATAAGCTGAAAGGGGCGAGGGGGTCCCATGG